TCGACCGGGCATGAGTCCGGAAGAACTGGACAAGGCGCGTCAGGAGATCTCGCGGGTAGCCAGTCAAGCGATGCGAGGTATGTAACGAAGCGACAAGAAGGAAAAGAGGAAACATAAATGCCAGCAATTACATCAGCGAATGTAGCGAGTGCGATTGTGAAGTTAGTAGCGGTCGACGCGTTGCCCGCCCTCATGAGTAACTTAGTGATGGGTAACTTAGTCAACCGGGACTACGAACCGACGTTAGCCCATGCCGGGGATACGGTGAACGTACCGATTCCCCCGACCTTAGTCGCGAATAACATCGCGGAGGGTGGGACCGTCCAGACTCAGAATCCGAACCTGGGGAATGCCCAAATCGTGCTGAACACGCACGCCGAGGCAACGTTCCAAATTCCGGATGTCACGAAGGTGTTGGCTGTGCCGGACCTTCTCAAGTTGTACATGCAGCCGGCTGTGGTTGCGATCGCAGAACGGATCGAGACGGACACACTTAGTCTGTATTCTCAGTTTAGCGCCAACACTCCGATCGGAACCGCGGGGATAGCGCTCACGGAAGCCTCAATTGACTCCGCGGAGACAGTTCTTTTTCAAGCGAAAGTGCCTTCTGCCGTGGCGAAGTACCTGGTCGTGGATCCGACGACTTACTCGGCGTTAAGGCAAATCCCACGGTTTAGCGAGTATTACACCGCCGGTGAAGCGGGCCTGCGGGCGCTGGTCGACGGAGCGGTCGGGAAGATCAAGGACTTTTTTGTGTTTCGGTCGCAGTTAGTGCAAAAGACCGGCAGCGGACCAGTCACGACACACAACGTCGCCTTTGCGAGGGATGCAATCGGTCTGGTAATTCGGAGACTTCCGCAACCGCTGCCAGGGACCGGGGCGATCGCGGAGTATGCGGAGATGGGTAACTTCGGAATACGGGTGGTAATGAGTTACCAACCGAATACGCTGGCTCAGCAATTTACCGTCGATGTTCTGTACGGCACGGCGGTTCTTCGCAACAACTTTGCAGTACAGGTAAATAGCTAAGACGACTGGACACGAATGGGCGCAATCGCGTCCATTCGAGGTCCCAAAGGGGAAGCATGGATCTGAGGATGTTCTACCAAAAACTACGAAAGCTGGAGCAGGAAATCACCGATCCGCACTTAGTGGTGGTCAGCCAGGAGACGCCGGACGGGGGAAAACCTGGCCGAAAGGCCGAGGTTTCTCGCAGTAATGCGGCAAAGTTGATCTTGGAGGGGCGGGCCCGGTTGGCTAGCGCGGAGGAGAGCGCCGAGTATCGCGAGACGATTGAGCAGGCGCTGCAGGACGCACAGCAGCGCGCCATGTCTGAACGAGTGCAGGTAAACGTGATCTCGGACGCGGATCTTCGCGCGATCAAAAATGCGGCCCGACCGGAGAAGCGTTAGGAGGCGGTGCGCGGCATGGCGTTATTCACAGATGGAGCGATCAACGAAACAATCGACCTGCAGAACTACGAGAATCGCATTCTCGATGTCGCCAGTGCGGAAGGGATTGACTTGGCCGGCAAGATCGCGCTCGCTCAGGACGAAATAGCTAGTGAGCTGATGATGTTCTTATTGAAGCGCTTGCCGTTCGTGGAATCGCAATGGCTCCCTCAACCTGCGACAAGGCAACAGATCGGAGTAAGTGACGTAGCCGTGACTGGGCCATTGCGGCAATGGCACGTCCATCAGACGTTAGCGTTAGTATACCGGGACGCCTACAACAATCAACTTAACGACCGGTATCAGGGTAAGTGGAATGAGTACGAAGCTCTGGCTAAGACGAGCTCGAAGAACTATTTGCGAATCGGTGTCGGCCTGGTCGCTGGCCCGATACCCAAAGCAAGCCCCCCCATTTTGAGTACGGTCGCGGGGAACGGACTGGCGTCAACCTACTATGCGGCAGCAGCCTGGGTGAGTCAGGCGGGGCGAGAAGGTAGTGCGAGCGACGTCGCTCAGATCACAACAGCAACTGGCCAGCTACTGGCGATCGCCGTCATGAATCCACCCCCTATCGCGGGAGGATGGAATGTGTACGTGGGGCAGGCACCAAACGCGATTGGTTTGCAAAACAGCATGCCGATCGCGCTGGGCAGCATTTGGACAATGAGCGGAGCGCTCACCGCAGGGGCGCAGCCAGGTAATGGCCAGCCGCCGACCTGGTTTGTGGTGGATCACCATGCCATCGAGAGAGGGTAACGAATGCCTCAAATCGCAACCATGACCACCAACAAACTGATGGGAATTCTCACCGGCAGTGAAGGCGTACCCGCCGCAGTGGCCGCACTGTCGCAACCCCAGAATTTGTCATTGGCGGCGATTTCAGCGGCGCAGATCATTGCTCAAAACGTCGCGCCGGATCTTTCCGAGCGCAGCACTGTGAGCAGCTATCCTCTGGTCTACGTCTACTGCAGCAAGGTGGTCAACCAGCTTCGCGAGAAATTCCGGACTTTTTCCGGCGATGCAGAGATGGTCATAGAGACGCGAATATCGCAGGACCGGCTGGACGAGATGCAAACAAACTTGCACCTATATGTTGACGCGGTTACGCAGGTGTTGGATGGCAATCGCGGAGACTGGGGAGACGGGGTCTTTTATGCCGGGGGATACGAAATCACCTATGGCGGAGTCAAGCATGGCGGGCGCAATTTTCTACAGCTCGGCAAAGTATCGTTCATTACTCAGATCAGTGCTGACTAACTCAAAATGCGAGGCGTGAGACTGTAGGATCAATATGTCTTATATTCTATCGAACAATAACCGTTACTACGTGGCGCTTGAAGCAAGTTATGGTACCGCCGCAGCCGTGTCGGCGGTGAATCGGATACCGGCGGTGAAGTTGACGGCCAAGCAGCGGCCGGAAAAAATACAGCGCAAGGACAAGACCGGATCGAGAACCTTTGTAGGCAATCCGAGCGGACTACGAAAGCAGACCAGCTTCCAGCTCACGACCTACATGACGAATTGGGCCGACCAGACGACGGCGCCCACGCACGGCCCGCTATTCCAGGCATGTTTAGGAAGCGCAGCAATGCTATCCGCGGGCGGCACGGTGGCTTCGATCCCCGATCCTTCGAAGGTGGCGTTTGCCGCGCCGCACGGATTGACGCCGGGCCAAGCTATTACGAGCAACGGAGAGATGCGGTTCGTCTCCGCTATCGTAGATGATCACACGGTTCAACTGAACGCGCCGTTAACGATCACTCCAGCCGTAGGTTCGGCGATCGGTCCGACCGCTGTTTACAAGCCCGCGACGAATTTAGCCAGTGTAACCTTGTTCGATTACTGGAGCCCAGGTACGTCCGTGCAAAGGATACTCGCCGGGGGCGCGTTGGATCAGCTCACGGTAAAGATCAACGGAGATTTTCATGAGTTTGATTTTTCCGGACAGGCGCAAGACCTGTTGGACAGCTCTAGTTTTCAAAACGGGCAGTGTGGCCTGAGTACGTTTCCTACGGAACCGTCGGTTGGCGGTATCAACTATTCGATTATTCCGGGACATCTCGGACAAGTATGGTTAGGAAACGTACCGAACCGATTCTTTACTCTGACGAAAGCCCAAATTGGATTCCAGAACAATCTTGAACTTCGCGCCCGAGAATTTGGCGCCAGCTTGCCGCTTGCGATTTCGCCCGGGCAACGCACGGTCACGCTGGACTTCAGCTTATACCAACAGGACGACGCCGGTACGCAGGCACTTTATCAAGCGGCCCGCCAGATCTCACCTATCAACGTAATGATCCAACTCGGGCAGCAGCAGGGGCAGTTGTTCGGCATTTATATGAAGAGCGTGATTCCTCAGGTGCCCGAATTTGACGATAGCGACCAACGGCAACAGTGGCAATTCCAAACGTGCCGCGCGCAAGGGAGCGTAGATGATGAACTTTTTGTCGCGTTCGGATAGCAAGAAAGAAGGAAGAAGCCACACTGCAAGCTCGGGAACGCCAGTGTCGTACGAAAGCGTGCTGACGATCGAATCTAAAGTCATGCCGAGGGTGAAGTTCGTCGTCAATCGAATTTCGTTTGGCCGCCGAATGGAGTTGAGCCGACGAGTCCGTGAGATCACTCAGAAAGTAGAGTTTCTCGAAGCCGGCAGCGAACTCGATGAAAAGATCG